CAGCCGCCGCGCGCTCAGCCTTCACGATTAGCCGAAGAAGCCTGCTTTGAAAGCACGTTCTTGCCGCTGCCGTTTCACTTCTTCCGGCGAAATGTTGTTGGTCACGGCGATGATCTCGTCGATGAAGTCCTCATACTTGATGAGTGCTTCCACGCGCTTCCTGCTATCGGGGTGTAGCTGGATTTTGTCGCGGTTGGAATGATACCACTCGCAAGTGTTGGGCTTGCCCAGTGCCTTGCCAGCGCCGCGCCAATCCGCCACCATCTCGCGGATATAAACATCAGGCATCGGTAAACATTCCGTCGCGCCCCGATCCCACGTCAGCATCCAATATTGCCAGTGGTGCTTGTTGCGCTTCTGGTGAGCGTTCCAAGCCATCGAAAATGCAGGGTACTCTTTGTACTGCTTGTTGCCGGACTTGTCGTAAAATGTCCGCGCATAAGGCAGCCACTCATCCGGCAGGAACTTATCCCAATCGTGGAAGATCGCGATCAAGATCGGAACATTGAACTCGAAGCAGGCCAGTAAGACATACCATTTGTGCCGCAGTACATATTTCAAATATTGCCAATGCCGTCCCATATTCCCCTCCAGAATATCCCTTATCGGAAGTAGTGCCGCAGCACGAACCGCGCGATGAACAGCGTCACCCGCACCATCACCATCAGCCGCACCAACACGCTCGCCCGGCTGTAACCCAGCGCCGCGTAATAGTTCAGCCCCGTCTCCCACAGCTCCCGCCAAAAGTGTGGATGCCACCACAGAATCGTAATGTCCACCCACACCTTGCCGTCCCGCTCATACGTCCGCCCCTGCTTCAGCCACTTCGGTAACCTCGCCATCATGCCCCCTTCGCCAGCTCGCGCTCGCGTACCATCTCGCCGAACTGCCGCAGCACCTCCGCCACGTTCAGCCCCAGCTCGTCCACCATCTTCGCCACATCCTCCGGCAGCTCCATCAGCCCCTTGCCGTCCCGCCCCGTCACCTCGCTCCGTTCCACGAAGCCCTCATCCTTGCCCAGCGTCTTCAGCACGAACATGTACGCCCGCACATGCCCGTCGTTCGCCGCGTTGTTGATGTCCGCCACCAGCGCACTGGTCGCCTTGCCGATCAATGACGATCGCGCCGCGTCCAGCGCCTCTTGCAGCTCTGGCCATTCCGCCAGAGCGTTGTCCACCGTCTGCCGCGAGCAGCCCACCGCCGCCGCCACCGCCGCCTTCACCCCGTGCGATTCCATGATCGCGCTCAAAAACTGCTCTTTGGTGTAGCGCGGCCTGCTCCCCAGCTCGCTCCCGCCTTGCTTTTCATACGCCGCCTTCAGCTCCGGGAATCGCTTCAAGTACCGCCGCACCGTGCTCGTCGAACAGTGCAGATAATGTGCAATCGCCGTCGGGCTGCTGCCCACCTTTTCAATCGCCAGCCGAACCGACGTCACGTCGAATTTCCGCTTTTCCATGCCAACCACCTAGACTCGTCCAAACGGCGTGTCGCCACGTCCGTTTTTAATCGACTTTCTAAACGACTATGAGAAGAAACCATAAGCCAACCTTCAGCCTATCAACGCCCGCCGCCCGCCAACGCGCACGGGAATCAAAAGCGCCTCCGTCTCCGGAGGCGCTCGCCCGCTGCTGATCTTATTCGTCCCAGCCGTCCAAACTCTTTTTGAAGTGGATCACCACCGTCCGCGTCTCACCGCGCATCCGCTCCGGCAGCTTCACCGGCTCTTGTAGACTGTTGAAAAACTCCGGCGAGACGCTCATCTTCACCGACGGCCTTCTGCGCTTGTGAAAAATCCCGCGCTTGCCGTACAACCATCGATCCCTCCCCAGCACCACCACCCGAAACTTCATCACATCCTCCCTAATTCACCCACGCCACCCGCTCCGTCCCGTGCGGCCATCGCCCGCCGTTGAGTTGATACGACAGCCGCTCAATCTTCGTCGGCAGCCGGTAGCCTTGCCGCGCCCCTTCGCCCCCCACGCGCACCAGCCGCCCGCTCTGGTACATCGCGTACATGTCCCGCCGCAAGCTCCCCTCCGCCCGGTCAATCGGCAGCCTCGGCTGCACCTCTCGCGGCAGCACTGGCCGCCGCAGATCCCGCTGCGCCCGCTGCATCACCACCTCGATCAATGTCACGATATAACTCGGCTTATTCATGCTGCATCCCCGCTCACTCAACCCTTCCCCAATTATACAGCATTTAGAACACTTGAGCCTAATCACCCATCAGAAGCCGGTTTATCCGAAACGATCTCCGCCATTTTGAATGCGACCAGATTGGCCGCGTCCAAATATTTCACATCCCCCGGCGAGGTGTAAAAACCCCACCACCATGAATAACTTTGGTTGCTGGCCTGTTCATAAATCTGGCACTGGGTCTTGTCGATGTCCATAAAATCCTCGTACAGGTTCAGCAGCCGCGCATGGTCATAGCTGGCGTTCGGCTCGATCCATCGCACCGGGTGAATGCCCATCCGTGCCGTTGGCCACACGAACCGCTTGGCACAGCTCGCCCACACCGTCGCCGCGCTGCTGAATGTGTCGCCGATCATGTAGCCGTGAACCTTGCCATGCTGCTTGATGTAATTGGCCATCGCCAGCCCCACCCGCGAATCGCCACCGTCGCTGCGGAAGTAAATCTTCGGTGTGAACTGCCCCTTTGTCGCCATATATTCCAGCCGTGCGATCAGCCAATCGAGTGTCACCGTCCCGTCGATGCTTTCGGGGAACACAATGATCCCGCATTCGTTCAGCAAAAAATCCGCTTCCAATTCGCTCTTCGTCGTCATCCCATTCTCCTCATCTTCAGCTCAATCTCGAACCACAGATCCTCGAAGTGCGGGATCTCGAACCGCGTCAGCTTCCGCCGCTTGATCTGCGCATAGCTCCGCGCCAGCGGCTCCCCGATCCGGTATTGCGACATCCGCACCTCGAACACCACATAGCACCATCCCCACAGCGGCGAGTGCTGGTCAACGAATGGGCTAGGGGAGTACACCACGCCGTAGTGTGCCCCAACCGGCAGCCGGTGCGTCTCTTCCGGTTTCGCGCCGTAGCAAAACAGGATCATATCACCCGCCGCGTTCCCCCGCACGATCTGCCAGCCGTCCGGCTGCCGTTCCATCAGCTCCATCACTCGCCCCAGTAGTCTTCCACGTCGCGCTCTGGCCGCGGCTGGAACTGCTCCGTCGCCTTCAGCGCCCGGTACACAATCGTGAGCTGATCGCGCTTGGCCGTTTGGATCAGCGCCTCCAGATGCGTCAAGCAGGCATAGCTCACCACGCTGTCGCAGTCCACCTCGTGCGTCGCCGGTTGATTGCACCCCGCCGCGCTGCACATCATCACCCCGAACCGGTTGTAGCGCTCGTTCATCGACCACTCACCAAACGCGGCAGATCGCCGCTCTCAGCCAGCAGTTCGGTCACCGTCTTGTCACCTTGCCCGATCAAATACGGCACCAGCGGTACCGCCCCCGGTCGATACATCACGCTCATGATCTCCGCTTCCAACCACTGCCGCACCAGATACAAGCTCTGCTCCAGAGCGTCCCGCTTACGGGCATCCGTTTCCTTCCGGAGCGGCAGCGCTGCAATCTCCATGCGCCCCGGAATGCCGTTCAGTGTGAATGTCATCAAGTAGCCATGTCGAGCAGGAATTCCATCCCCGCCGTAGTATTTACCCACCGTGAAATAAACATTTGCAGCCTGTAGCCGAACCATTAGATTCCGAATCTCGTTCTGGAGCTGAAGTTCGCTTTTTTTCGTGCCGCGCCCCGGTACTTCGTGCAACTTGCTGTCCTCGAAGTACGGCACCTGTGGTGTTTGGACAGTCATCCGATCTGGAATAAAATTAGCCATCTTCCACCTCCTCATCATCGTCGATCTCGGTAAACGCCTTGAACTCGAACACCAGCAGCTTGCCCCATCCATCCGGATGCGCGAAGTCAATCCGATACTCCTCCATCTCGTCCGCGAACCACTTCCACAACTCGCGGATGCTGTCATCGACGTACTGGTTGTCCTGCTCGCTGCTCTCCATCTCAATCGCCATCGCCATCATCCTGTCGATGGCGATCCGCCATACTTGCAGCTCCTCATACATCGTCGGCGCTTGGCTGCTCACCGCGTGCCTCCACTTCATCGTCCGGCCACAAAGTCCTCACCCAATCCCAATATTGCTCAATGCCTTCTTCGGTCACCTGATACCAGCGCGAATGTTCTTTTTTGCCTTCGACAAAGATGTGCCGGTTCAAGTATCCTTCTTCCACCATCTCATCAAGCAGGGGGTACTGCTCTGGATACCACCAGTAGTAAGGGAAAATGCCACCACTGGCTATTAATGGCCGCAGCTTTCGCAGTCGCTTCAGAATCGCAGCTTGTGCATCTTCAATCTGTTCCATCACTCACCTTACTCACCGTGTTTTTGCGGCGCTCAATCTCGGCACTGATAGCCTCGTTTTCCCGTTCCAAGTCTTTAATATCCTCGCGCTTCCAATCAATTACCAAGTTGTTGTTTTTGACGAATTGCTCCAATGCTTCGGTGGGATAGTGGGGAAAATAGCTTATAAACTTTTGAAGCTGGTCTTTCTTTTCGTTCTGTGCCATCGTCACTGTCCCCTTTCGCTACTTGTGTCATGGAAGCCTCCTTACCCTAAATAAATAAGGTCAGTACAGAGCTTCATGTGACTGTCGTCAAAACAAATCCAGTGATAGGCTTCAATGTCACTGCCCATCTTGTCCTGCCAAACCATACCTTCCCAGTAGTGCGCTTCCTTGCCACATTTGGGGCAAATGGGATCATCACCCTCGCCCCACTCGTACTCACCGATAGGGTCGCCCCCTTCCATGTCGTACCATTCAACGCGCTTGCTCATCATCCACCCCCTTCAGAATCGCGCTTATCAGAATCAATCTCCGCCAGCAGCTTGGCGATCATGCTCATCGCCCCCGCCGCGAACAGGTCGCCGTCCGTCCACTGCTGCACCACCGTCTGGATCTGCGCCAGCACCCCGCGCACCGCCGCCTCATCCCGCAGCTCGTCCATCCGGAACACCTCCGCCAGCGTATACTTCTTCACGGCTTGGCCACCTTCGTGACCGTGTACCCGCCCCGCTCGAACCGCCGGATCAGGTAGTCAATCGTCTCCGGCGGCCCGCTCAAGTAACCGGTGAATGCCCCCCGCTGCACCATCACCCGCTCCAGCGTCGGATTTTGCAGCACCCGCGCCACCTGCTTCGGCCCCTCTTTGCGTGATCGTCCCATCTCGTCCTCCTCGTCGAATAAGTTCAGTCCTTGCCAACCCTCAAAACGGTATGCTGTCGTCCACTACCCAATCATCCGGCTCTTGCTGCTGGGCGAACCAATCGCCTTCCTGCGGTCGTCCGCTGCCCACACGCCCCAGCAGTTGCACCGTCTTCGCCGAAATCGTGTTCGTGGTCATCGGCCTTCCGTCCGCCGCCTTCCATGCCCGGCTGCCCGGCTTGCCCACCACCATCACCTGCTTGCCTTTCTTCAGGTGCTCCGCCACGCTCTCCGCCCAATCGTCCCACAGCGCCACCTCGTACCACGTCGTCATTTCGCGCCGGTTCTCGCCCGCGCCCCACTTTTCCGTCACGGCGACGGAAAACGTCCAGTAGGCTTTGCCCTGTTTGGTGTAGTGCTGCGTCGCGTCCTTGCCCAAGTTGCCCACGATCACGATCTGTTGAAACCCTGCCATCTACTTGCCCTCCCAGTACCAACTCCGCGGCATCCGGTGATACCGCGTCACCTGTTTCGTCCACAGCCAGCCCCCGCGCTCACGCAGCCGCGTCGCCACCGCCGGCAGCAAATGCCCGCGCCGCCGCGCCCGTCGTCGTCGCCGCCCGTTCCGTCGCCCCTGTGCAGATGCCATCCCACCCTCCTCAGTGGTCGATAAAATCGGCGTACTTGCCCGTGATGTACTTCGCCCCCTCCCGCCCCCGCAGCCACTCATCCACCGTCGCCGGATCGCGCTTTTGCGGGAAGTTCGGCGCGCCCCCCTTCGCCCCTGCCCGCAGCCGCGTCAGCACCGCCCCCGGCGGATTTTTCGCCCATCCCTCCTGCTGCACCGCCCCGATCACCGCGTAGATCCGGTCAGTCCCGTGCTTGGCCTTCAAGTCGCGCACCGTTTCCGCCCCGAATCCGGTAAAAAATCCCATCAGCTCCTGCGTGTCCCCGCCTTCCGCCGTCACCTCGTCGATGGCCGTCGCGCTGGGCATCGCCTCCACCGTCTCGATCTGCGCCGTCCGGTCTCTGTCCAGCGAAGAGGGGGGCGGCGGAACCGGGGGTGATGTCTGCGCCCGACTCCCCACTCGCAGCGCCTCCATCGCCTCGTCGCGCCCGTCTTCCTCCCGCTCGCGGGCTTCCGCTTCCGGGGGATTGTCCCGTCCCTCGCCAATGATCTCAGCCGGAACTGGGAACGTCGCAACAACAGCATCAGCCGTCTTGCGCGCCCGCGCGGATGGTGTTGTTGTTTTCCGATTAGTGGAAGGTTTCGACTCTTTGAATCGATTCCCTATTGTAGGGTCGCCAATTTGTCCGCCCTGCGCGGCAATTTGCCGACCCCTCGTGACAAATTGCGCGTCGAATAATTCCAACTGCCGCGTCTCGTCGAACGTGTAGGCGTTCGTGCTGTATGCCGGTTGCTCACCCACGAACCGCCTCGCCAGCAGTCCCGCCCCCACCAGATCGCCGATGCACCGCCCCCACGTCCGCTCGCTCATCCACGGCGCGAACCGCTGCACCCACCACCGGTGGCTCCCCCAGCTCCACCACCGCCCGTCCATCAAGTGGTCGCGCTTGCCGTGCTTCTCGTTCCACCGGTTCCATTTTTCGATCAGCGCGTACACAATCGCCCGGTCAGCGCTCTTGAAATGCTCCGCCAGCGCCGGATCGAAGTCCACCCGGCTCATCGGCACCTGTCGCCAGCCCGGACGCACCACCTCCACCCCCGCCGCGTTCGCCAGCCAGATCACCACCGCCCGCAGCCACACTTGCATCACGTTTGCTCCCATGCTACAATCCTCTCTGTTGATCAAATTTTTCACAGTCTGTCGAAGCGCCGTGTGTCATGAACACGGCGCTTTTGTTTTCCCTACTCGACCCAGTTCTCTTCCCCCGCCGTCCGCGCGATCTGGTTCAGCAGCTCCGTCATCACCACGTCCAGCCGCGCCATGAATTCGCTCATCCGCACGTAGCTCCGGTTCAGGTGTGGCATCAGCTCCTCACTCGCCGCCATCGCCTCCACCCCCTCCGTCGTCAGTTCCGCCAGCCCGCTGAACAGCGCCACGCCGTCCATGTCACCGGTGGCATGGCTCAGCGCCGCCAGCGCCGATACGATATGGCCTTGGAACTTGGTCAGTGCCAGCGTGCTCACGGGGTAGGGCTGCTGCTGCACAGAATCCGCCTTATCAGAAGCCTCCGCCCCACGGTTCGCCAGCTTCCACCGCAGCAGTTGGAAAGCGTTAAAGCGGAACAACCGCTCGCGTCCTTCCACCAGCAGCCGCACGCCCACCTGATTTTGCGAGAGCGGAAGCGTGTGACCACTCACAGGGATGTACCCGCCTCCAAGCTGCACCAACGTGTTTCTGTCGCCCTGTCCCATCCGCCCCTTGATGCGCTCGTTCAGCTCCCACTCGCTGTGTCCCACCGCTTCCAGCGCGATCTGGCGGGCTTTCTCAACCAGCCCGTCCGATGAAGGTTCCGCCGGGTACAGCCCATCGATGTCAGCCACCAGCGCTTCCGAGTCTTCCGGTTGGTCGTCCTCCGGCTCATCATCCCACTCGTCCGCGTCCTCCGTGAGTTCCGGGACGATGGCGTAAGGATCGAGGCTCTCATCTTCCTCCGCCTGCGCCACGAACTCCGCCCACGATTGCCCCAAGCTCACGATCTCCATGTCCGACTTGATCCGCTGGATTCCGCTCCCCAGTTCAATCGCCCATAGCCCGTCCGGTCGCCGCCGCATGATCTGCCCGACTTCCTCCGTCTCGACGATCATCACCGCCTCACCCCGCTCGAAGTTCAGTTGCACCGGTTCGGCCTCGTGCGCTTCTTCGTTCAGCGGGGCCGGAGCCGCCGCCAGCGGGTTCTCCACCTTCGTGATCTGGTGCGGATAGTAGTCGCGCAGTCCGTAAGGCGTCGCCACTTGGATCAGCCGCCCGTTGATCCCCCGCACCTCCCCGATCATCCCCGCCATCGACTTCACCTTGTCCCCCACCCGGAACACCGCCCCCTCATACACGCCCAGCGCCGGGGCAGGGGGTGGGGATACCTTGCCACTTGGCAAGGTATCGGCCAGTTGCCGCAGGTCATCCAGCGTCCAATCTTCGCGCTGGAGAACCTCCCGTACCTTGCCCATGGGCAAGGTAGCGAAGTCGCGGAGAGAACGTTCTGCCCAGTTTTCGATGTCCGCCCGCACCCACAGCGCGTCGTTCAATTCCTCATCATCCGTCAGCCGCAGCAGCGAGCGGTAGCGTGCCAGTTGCTCCATGCTCAGCCCCATCGCCGCCTGAATCCGTTCGCCCATCCCGCGCGGGATTCGGTGCGTGTTCCCGTCCGCCACCTGTGCATAAAACCGCCGGTCACACTCGCCCGCCCCCACCACTTCCTCGAAGTCGAAGTAATGGCTGTCCCGCGCCGCCATGATCAGCAGCGCCAACTGCCGCGCCATGCTGATCGCGTTCAGCGTCCGCCGCTGCGTGTTCTCCGCCGCCTGTCGCCACACGTAGTCCTTGCCGTTCGAACGCTGCGCCGGGATCTTCCCCCACGCCTCGCCCAGATGGATGTACAGCAGGTGATACGCCAGCCAGCGCCGCTCCCCGCTCTCGATCACCACCCGCCCGTCCGTCTCCACCACCGTGATCGGGTTCATCAGCCCGTCGCGGTTGATCGACTGCGCCAGCCGTACCAGATCGATGAAGTCTGCCATCAGAGAATGCGGGTTATCGGTAGCGATCCCCTCGCCCTCGCCCTTCAGCATCGCTTCAATGTCCAGTTCCATCCCCGCCTGCTTGGTCGCGATCGTGTACCACGTCCCCAGCAGTTCCGGCACCGCCGCCGGGTCGCCCGTCCAGTGCAGCCGCACGCTCGCCGGGATCGCCCGCCGTGGCTGCTTCACGTCCGCGTAGATCGTGTTGATGTCCACGCCCGTCGCCACGATCCGCGCCGTGTTGATGCCCGGCGCGCCGCTGCTGCCCCCGTAGATTTCGTCCGCCACCTCTTGCAGGCTGCTCCCGCCCGTGTCGAACGCGCTCATCTTCTCTCCTGCCCGATTCCTAGACATACACACCTTCCTCGACTAATCTGCAAATCCGCCACACATCCGCCGCCGCTTCCGAACTGGGCGCGAGGTTGAACACCGGCAGCGCCCGCCCCTCGCTCTCCGTCCAGATCGTGCGCATCGCCACCGGCTCCCACACCAGCTTGCCGAAGTTCGCCGTCAGCTCTGCGAGGTTGTCCTTCTGCTCGCCCGTGTTGCTCCGGTACTTCATCGGCAGTATCCCCAGCACCTTGATCGGCGGCAGTGCCCACCGGCTCATCCGTGCCTCGTCCGCCGCCATCCGCCGCTTGATGCTTTCCACCAGCCCATCGAAGCTCGTGAATGCCAGCTCCGTTGGATACACAATCGCGTCCGTCGCCGTGTAAAAAACGCCGTGCAGCAGCGACGGGGTAGGGGAGCTGTCGATGATCACGTAGTCCACCTGCTCCCGCAGCTCGTCCAGCCGGATCGCCAGCCGTTCCGCTTCGCTCATGCTGTTGGCGATGTTCCGCGTCTCCACATTGCTCGGCACCACCCACACCCGCCCGCTCGGCAGCGGATGCCCCGGCAGTCCGTGTCGCTCTGGCGGCATCACCTTCAGCACGTCTTGCCAGTTCGCGTCCCGCACCAGCAGGTCATACAACCCCGCCCCCTTGCGGATTCCGCATCTCACCGTCGCGTGCCCCTGTGGGTCGCCGTCCAGCAGGATCACCTTCGCCCCCTTCGCCGCCAGCCCCTGCGCGATGTGTACCGCCGTCGTCGTCTTGCCCACCCCGCCTTTCTCGTTCAACAATGTGATCACTCTCATCTGGCTCATGTTCGTTTTTCCCTTTCCTAATTTCGTTTACGATGCGAATGGGATGA